CGTAAAAAATTTTTTGTAGTATATAATCGAACCAAATGACTATTGTAGTAGAACCAGAGTTGAACGTACCCATGAAAAAGGGTGAACCTTCGGCTGATCTGAAGACACGTGTGGAAGCAGCCGCGAATACAGCAAAGGAGTTGGGGGAACATGGTATCGACCTTGAGCCAACCAAAGAGGACAAAGATACAGCCGCAAGATTATCCGTTGCTTACGCTGATGATCCTGAAGATGTGTCGAAAAAAGTCACCGAAAAGAAAATGTCCACGCTAACACCCGCCTCTCTTGTCCTAACAGACAGTATTTTGAAGCAGTTTGGGCGTTCTGTGGTCGAAAGTGCAGTGCAAATACGGCATTTGGTAACAAATAAGCTGATAGAAGAGACTGAAAACCCTGATCCGAGGGTCAGAATACGTGCTTTGGAGCTTTTAGGTAAGATTTCGGACGTGGGATTGTTCGCTGAGAAGTCCGAAGTGACCATAACACACCAATCTACGGACGATTTACGCGAAAGATTGCGTTCAAAGCTTACAAAATTGGTAAATCCAGTCGAAGATGCGGCTGTAATTGATGGTAAACCCATAGATGTGGACAAAGAATTAGGTTTAGACGAGGAAAAAGGTGAATAAACACGCTCTTGACTTCTCTGAGGACGAAATTCAGGTCATGTTGGACAATTTAGACAAATATACACCTGAAGAAGTGGCTGAAATAGACAAAATGGTCGATGAATTAGCCACACGACAGCATAATCAGGCAGCATATGACGATTTGATAGCATTTTGTAAGCACATGC